CTCCTTCGGCGATGTGCGAACGATAATACGCCGCGATGAAAACCTCTCGTTCTGGAAATTCGCTGTAGCCTCCATCAACCCACTCCTGAAGAACCGGAATGGAGTCGAGGCTGTAGTCCTCTCCATCATCGATCGGCACGAGCTTGAGGTTCCGCCCGTGCTCCCAGATTCCTTTGCAGGTATCGTAGAGCGGCTCGAAAAAGCACGCCCCACTCAGCGCTGACCCAAAAGCCGCGAACATGTCTTTGGCTGCATTGACTTCTGGGTTCTTGCCTTTCACCCGCCGCGGAATCAGGAGATTTCGCAACGTCCGGTCGGGGTCCGGGATGGACACCAGGTCGCGCTTGGCTACCGGATCCCACTCGATCCGGCGGCCGAGGAAATAGCCGTCCAACAACGGCTGCGTCGGGACCTTAGTGGGGTCCTCACGCGCAACTTCATACTCCTCCAGCACCTCCGCTCTCAAGGTGTAAACCTTAACGGTCGATTCCTTGATAACGAAGCCTTGCTTTGAGAGCATTTCGAAGCACTTCTTGAACGCAGTTTCTGGATCACGGGCTTGTGCTCCCGTTTCCAGAATGGACTCAATGGTCGGTGCGAGATAAGCGTACGCCATCTCATTCACTTTCCCCGTCAAAGGCCCACCACTCGCGTTGCCATCAGTCTTCGCGGCCATCGTCGTCTTGTGGACGATCACATGACTCTTGAAGGCCAATTGAAACGCAAGCTGCAATGCATTGAGCCAAAGCGGGGGCATTCCCAACCGCTTCACCTCTGGCAGGACGTTCGCAGTGAACACCTTCAACAAGGTCCATGACACCGAGAGATCCATTTGGTTGATGTCAGGCAGGGCGTAGTAGACATCGCCGTTCGGCATGCCGATGATCCAGATAGCATCGTCACCGTAGGCAACCACTTTCGCAACTGGTTGCTTCTTGTGCATTGCCGCCGTCTGGACCGCTTTCAGCAAGTCGAACATCCGCCACACGTCGCCTCCCATCCAGTTCCACTTCATCGCGCTCATGGACGCAGGATTCTCCCAAAAAGGTTGAATCATTTCGGAGAAGACGCGAGTCGCGGGAGCGACTGCGTACAGGAACCCGGCTGGAAAGACGAAATATGGGCGGATCTTGCGCGGCAGCTCAACTTTTTCGTAAATGTCGTACTTGTTCTTCAACTGTACGGCAAAGTACTCGGGCCGCCTTGCCATGAACTCGCCCATTTTGGCGGTACTCGTCCCCAACGCCTCAATGATCTCCTCCGCCACTTGGACATCCTCGTGCATGGACTCCCCTTTCTGAACGAAGAATGGGCTGCCGGAGCCCGACCTGAAGTTGACATCCGACAGGTCGTACTCACCCAACAGTTCCATCACGTTCTCGAGGTTATGCCCATCGAGGGCACGGACACATTCTGGAGGTTCCTTGCGGTCCAGTCCCAGGCGATGAACGAGCTCCTTCGCGGCCTTCGAATCCGCTCGAAACTCCATCCTCGCCCTAAACATTCCCGCACCCAACCGGTTGAACAACCCGGTCAGTGGGCCATTGGCCGCAACGTAAGACAGTGCATTTACGGCGCGCGGCCTCCACTCCGACTCGTTTTCCTGAAAGGATTTTGAGTCCTGGAGCAGATTCCACGCCAGCCCGTAGCCTGGGCCGACATTCGCCTGCAACACACTCTCGAACCGTGGACCCGTGGTCTTTTCCCGGACCTCCTCAGTGTCCATGTCCGTGTACCTCAACTTGTACCCTCGACTCATGACCGGAGCATCCGCCTGTGCATACAGGACGAAGCTCCCTCGGTTTGGAACACCAGCCGCTGCGGATGGATTCAGTGGACGCAGCAGATCAGCCATTGGCGGAATGGCAGGCAACTTGAACTCGGATGGAGCCAGCCGCCCGCGACTCATCGCCTGGGCTTGTTCTGCCGCGAGCTTGATCCGCGCGGCCCTGATGTCCGCCGCTCCATACGAACCTGAACGTACGCCAGTAAGCGCCGCACTGAAGGGCACTTTGTAAGCGCGGGAAACAAGGTTCGCGTTGGAGTGGTCACTCATGTTTTGGGAACGTTTCCTGGAGAAATACCCTACTCCAGAAGGGATGGTGTGTAGATTATACTCCCCGCACCGGGAGTTTTGAGCACCAGCAGCAGCAGGCTACCCTACTGCACTCCCGAAGGAGTCCGCAGGCACTTGCGTACCTGCGGAAAGTGCTGGCTCACGGGCTTACGCCCGCGTCGGCAATTTCTTGCCGGCATCCCCCTTGCGGGGAACGGCTTTAGGCGTCTCAGCTTTGGCTGCTACGCCGTCTACACCACTCGGGACATGGGGGGCACGCGACTTAGTCGCGGGACGAAAGACAGAACGGTGCTTTGTGGTCATCGGAGGGTGTTCTCCGAAATCGTACCATTCCCAGGTATCGTCAACATCCATCATGGTGACAACGACGCGCATTTGGTTGAGATCGTTCTCAGGCGTGTCATCTCCAGTTCCAAACTCCATCCGGACTTCAATGTAACCATCAGTCGTCGGTGTGGCCATCACCACCCACAGCCATTTCATAATGGTTCCTGTGAGGTCAGACCCGGCTGTGAAAGTATTGCCAGTTCCGACGGATTCACCACGGGTAACTTCTGGAAACGGGCCCGTGCCTTCCCATCCTTCACTCAGACCACTGGCATGGCATATGGCCCAAATGGCGTAGGTCCGGCTAGGCATCAGCCCAGACAGGAGCATGTGTCGGTCGTCAAGCAGGGATAGCCCGCAAGCGGATCCACGATCGTCCAATTTGTACGGTCTTCCACTCACTGCGAGGATGGTCTTGAAAGGTTCAGCAAAGTTACCGATGACGCTGTTGTCCCACTCATAGATATCGTAGGCCGACGTCCCCGACAGCAATTCGACTTGTCTCCCCTTGAAGAGGAAGTCGTACCGCACGTTCAGGGTGCCGATCCCGAGATCGGGAGCAGAATTGGCGTCTCCGGATGTATTCACTGACGTAACCACCACTGCGACGATTGTTCCAAAATTCGTAAGTCGCGACGGGTCTTCCCCAAAGCCGCGTTTCACGAAAAGGTCGTTCGAATTGCAACAATCGACCTGCAATGTCGCTTTGTTTTGTCTCACAGGGAACTTCACCGAGCACATCTTAGACATCACCATTGGCAACGAGACCATGTCTCCGGCGTTATAGGTCGAGGCCGGGTCAGGGTCGTGGAACAGGATTATCTCACCGGACGACATCCCTCCTTCCGCACTTGTAAAATCGACAGCCATTGAGACGACCTTGAAGATCGACCACAGCTGCGATTCCACTTGCAGCGGACCTGAGGGCATAATCTGCGGATTCACCTGTTGTGCCCACAACACTTTTCCGGCATCATTAACGCCAGTAGAGTAGGCCAACGAAGTTAGGTAGTCATTTCCAGTAAACCGCGTGGACTTCGAACTCATAAAGGTAAACATACCCGCGCGCTTTGCAGCACGTTTCGTTCGCCTCTTTGCATTCTTGGTCACCGCCGCCGTTTCGATGGCCACCAACTTACCCGCGAGGGCTTTGTCGGCTTTCCGTACAGCAGCAGTCGGCAGGGTCGTAACCGCCTTCTTTCCTTTGGTGTGAACCAACTTGTGGCCGAGCGCAATCGCCGCGTTAGCAGCGATCTCCCCAGCCTTAACTGCGAGAGCGTCTATGACTTCACCTTGACTCATTCTTTCTGAATACGTCTGACGTGGACGGCACGTCAACCGTGTAATGCGGAGCGCGAGAAACTCGCGTCCAAAGACAGCTCGCAATGGTATAAGTGACT